GCGGCAGATCGCACTGCGCGCCCTCGCTGACGTCGAGGTAGCCGCCGATGCTGGTGACCTGCGGCAGATCGCACTGCGCGCCCTGCCTGACGTAGAGGGAGCCGCCGATGCTGGTGACCTGCGAAGCGTCATCACCCTTTTCCAGGATCAGGTCGCCTGCAATGGCGCCCTTGTAAGTCTTGGCCATGATCAGATTTCCTTGTTCAGGCACGGCGCGATGCCGGCGCAGTCGCTTTGGCAGGCCGGGCAGCCGCATTCGTCGCCCGGATCGGATTGCATGGCGGATCGACCGGCCTCGACGGCCGACCCGCGCGGAAGGGATGGCGACCCGGGGGAGAGGGGTTCAGGGTCGCCCGAGGCTCCTGCCTGGCGCGCCGCCAGGGGGATAACGGCGCGATCAGGCAGTGGGGAACGCGATGCCGCGGCGCGGGCGCGCAGGAAGCGGCTGAAGGCGGTGGCGGACATGTCGATCATCGACCTGCCCTCCAGAGGTTGCGCCACCAGCGGCGGCGCGGCTGAGCCATCGGCAGGATCGGCCCGCGCATGCGCTCCGCCTGCCATTGGGTCTGCGGCGCGACGATGAGCGGATCGCGGCCGCGGCGATGGTGGCGCGCCGTCATGGGCGATCCTCCATCAGCAGCGCGTCGATCATCTTGTCGGCGTAAATCTGGAACTGGCGCACGATCAGCGCGAGCGAGGACAGGCCCGCGAGCGTGATCAGCGCCTTGCCGGCGAAGTAGACGGCGGCGCTCACGATACGACCCTCAGCGGCGTGACGGCGGCCGGACGGCGCGTGGTGGCGACGTCCTGCTCCAGCTGCTCGGCGGCGCGGATCATGCGGCTGGCGCCGTTCAGCAGGAAATCGCGGGCGGTGGCGGGATGGGTGGCGAACAGCGCGTGCGCCTCGCCAGCGTTGAAGCGCGCGATCTTGATCAGGTCATCGACAGACAGCGGGCTTTCGCGACGCTGCAGATGGCCCAGCCGCGACAGCGTCAGCGCGGCGGCCGAACCCACGGAATAATGCGGGACACGCATGGTGATCTCCCCGCCGTCTTGCGACCCGGCGGGATGCGCGGGTGATCAGGCGATGGAGATAATTAGTAGGATACGTCCCACGATGTCAATCGGAAAGTAGGATGCATCCCATCATTCGTCAGGATAGATCTCATCCGGATACCAGCCATCGTGATCCGGCGGCTCCTCGGCGCGTCGCCGCTGATGAGGAATGACAGGCTGGTCGCTAACGTTATCAGGAAGCTGAGGGGGTTCTCCATCAAGGCCGAGCCTGATCACCGCCCCCTCTTCATGCGCGCGCTGAAAAATCGCGCCCGAGATGCGCCCGCGGGAAAGATAGCTGCGGATCAGCTGGCACTGGACGCCGCGCACATAGCCGATCTGGACGCCGCGCGCGCTGAACACGGCCACCGCCTGGGGATCGACCGGGTTCTTGGGTTCCGGGACGAGATGCACCTCCTCGCCCGGATGGGACCAGAGGATTTCCGATCGTCGGTTCGACTTGTCCTTGTTCGGGTGGTCGGCGCCGACGATAATGAGGGACATCTGACTCATGGCAAGTTGGGCGCGGCGGCGCCGCGCCCACCCTCTTACTCGGGCTTTGGCAGTGCGCGCGCGGCTTCGCGCGCGGCCAATGCCGCAAGGGCGTTATTAGCGATCGCCGCAGGCAGCTTTTTCTGATCCACCTGCCCCTTCAAATAGGTCGGCATCTTGTGAGGGACATAGACCTCGCGGAGCCAACGACGGAACGTTGGCAATGCATCTTCAGGATAGCAATTTGCCTCCTGCGGGTTCGACCACGACTGCGGAAAATACGAGGGGTAGTTGTGGGGGAATTTTGCCCGGGGCCCGAACTTGGCCTGTAGGTTGGCATCCTTCCAATAGCTGCCCCAGTGACGGCCGACGCTGATGTCGAGTATCATTCGGGTGCCGGGATTGGCGCCGTTGGTGATGAGCGATGCCATAAGTTCGCTCAGTTCGTTAAAGACGCAAAAGTAGTTGAGCGGCACCGTGTTGTTGATCAGAGAAATCCGATCTTCATACTGTTGCCAGACGCGATCTGTGGGCGGCTTGCCCAACATCCAGTCATAGACCCATTCTGAAACCTTGACCGCAAATTCAGCGGAAAGCCATTGCGCAAGATGGATAGCTACCTGCGGATGTATCCATGTTCCTCTCGCATCGTTCGGCCCAGTCGCTATCGTCTGAACGATCTGGTCCATCGGAATTCCGATGGACCCCGAGAGGGCCAGCAAAAACGCTTTTGTTGTCGCGTTTTCTCGGTAGTGCCCCCAAGATTTCGCGGCTGCCTTACACATGGCAGTCGCGTTGATGTAACCGTCGCTCGCCCGCTGCTGGATCAGGGACCCCTGGTAGCTGTGCGGGACCAGCATCAGCTGGTTTGACGGGTCGTTCGGGGAAATCATACTCATGGCGTCAAGTTTCCTTCGTTTGGAAACCCGAGGGCCTTGACGATCACATGCTATCGGAGAATAGTCATGTCGGACCGATCGGCCGAGCCCTCGGGCTGGGTCATCACGCAATGCCAGTGGGTCGAAAGACCTGCTGGCATTGTCGTATCTGGCGAAAATCCGCCAGATACAAGGAATAGTGCCACAGCTGCCCTGACGCGCAAGAGGGTAAATGAGAGTTAAGGTCTCTATAAAGTCGACGTATTCATGCCATCGGAAATTATGACGCACGATCGATGGCCTTGACGCGTGGAGTTTCCTTGCGCCCGAAAAAGGCAAGGGGCCCTTCTCAAACAAAAAATAAATTTGGCTTGCTATGGAGAGCGCTATTCCATGTGCAACTGAACGCGATAGCGCGCTTAACCTGTCAGTGCCGGCGTCCGGACCAGACCACTCGCCCTATGATCCGCACATCCTCGATAGGCACGGTGCGGTTCGGGATGGCCGGATTGTCGGAAATGATTTCCACCTTGCCCTTTTCGGCCGGACCGACGCGCTTGACCGCGCCGCCGCCCTGCAGGCTCATCGCCCAGATGCGATCCCATTTGTTGAGCTGGTTCTGCATCGTGTCGATGACAATCATGTCGCTGTCGAGCAGGGTCGGCTGCATGCTGTCCCCTACCCCATCGGCAACCACCAGGCGATGCGCCGGCGACGGGCTGATCAGGCGCAGCAGGTTCGCATCGAAGTCGATCCTGCCTTCCTCAACATAGTCGTCGAGGTTCGTGCCATCGCCCATGGCGAAGCCCAGGTTGATGCGTTTGAGGGAAATTGTGCCGTCGCCATCGGCTGACCCGATAGTTGGCTCTACGTCCGGGCGCCTCACACCCCGACCGTCAACAGGAAGCGGCTGGACCACTTCACCCTGCGCAGCCCGCGTCAGGAGCGAAACGGGCTGATCCAGCGCCGCCGCCATATGCGTCAACATGGCGACGCTCGGTCGCAACCCCTTCCCGCGAGAAAGATCGTAAAGCGGCTTCCCTTTGGTGCCTGCCATCTTTTGGATCAGACCATCATAGTGGTCCCGAGCCCGCGGCGCTTGCTCGATCGCCAACCTGACGAACGATTGCAGCGGTGTTTCTTGCGATCCTGTCATGTGGGACGCATCCCACAAAACACCTTTCGCCGCCATGCTGGGATTTATCCCACCATTAGCGCTTGACCGTGGGATATGTCCTACGTTATGCATCAACCATGCTCCAGGAAGAACCCCTTTTGGAGACCGTTGAGCGGTTTGTCCGAAATAACGGTGGGCCGAAAGGCTTTGAACGATCCGCACTTCGTTCGGCAGTTGCGGGCTGGACGGCGCTGCTGGCCGGAAACCGAAGAGAAGGTGCGAGCCTTCATCCGCGAGAACGCTCCCGCCCTCTGCACCATCTGCGACCTGCGGCTGGAGGATGCGACGATCCGCGCCTGCGGGCAGCGGGACTGCCCGAACGCACAGAAGGATGCCGCCTGATGAATTCCCTGTTCCATGAGAAAGGCCCTAAGGCATGAGCGCGCCGCACATCCACGGCACCCGCCGCTCCTTTTCCGTTTCTGCCGCGTTGCAGCAACTGGGCGACGATCTGGCCGCGATCCGCAAGGAAGATGGGCTGACGTGGAAGGACGTCGGCCGGGTGCTGGGCAAGAGCGACGATCGCGCGAGCGATTACGCCAATGCGATATCGGAGATGCCGGTCAGCGCGTTCCTGCTGGGCTGCCGCGAATGGAACGGCCGGCTGGGCAACGGCGTGATGGGGATGATCGGCCAGAAGCTGTCCCCCGTGGATGCCGAAGAGATCAGCGACAGCGACAAGCTGTGCCGGATCCTGAAGCTGGCGCATCTGCTGAGCCAGGCGCTGAATGACGATGTGACGCCGGGCGCGGTCGACAATGAAGAGCTGACGCATATCGGCCTGGCCGCGCTGGACGACGCGGCGCGCGGGATCGATGCGCTGCGCCACCGGCTGATGAGCCTTTCCAAAACCGAGCAGACGGCCCTGCGCGCCGTCGGAGACTGAACCGAGCGGGCCGGGCGGCCCAGGAGTGAAACCATGAACAGCGCGATTGACGCGGCGCCGGCTGATGCCGGTTCCGCGACTGATGACCTGCACCCTGATTACCGCGCCTTTCTGGAGGCGAAAATCCCGCTGGCGCAGCCGGCCGGCTTCCCATGCGACCTGGACGAGGTGCCGACGCATCTGACCGACGGCCGCCCGATGAAGGAGCATGTCCGCCATATCGTCCGCTGGGCGGTGGAAGGCGGCCGGCGCCGGCTGTTCGAGAGCTTCGGCCTGCACAAGACGATGCAGCAGCTGCTGATCGGTTCGCTGATCTGCACCAAGGCGAATTGCTGGGGCATCATCGTGCTGCCGCTCAATGTGCGGCGGGAGTTTTTCAACGACGCGGCGCTGCTCGACATCCCCGTCGCCTTCGCGCAGTCGGATGCGGAGATCGATGCGATCCTGTCCGACGCCGCCCTGCGTTGCCAGCCGCGCGGCCGCCCGATCATCCTGACCAATTACGAAAGCGTTCGCGAGGGAAAGATCGACGTCAGCCGGTTCGGCTTCGCCAGCCTGGACGAGGCGGACGTGCTGCGGTCCTATGGGTCGAAGACCTATCAGGAGTTTTTGCCCCTGTTCGAGGGCGTGCCCTATCGCTTCGTCGCGACCGCCACGCCCGCGCCGAACCGGTACAAGGAGATGATCCATTATGCCGGGTTCCTGGGCATCATGGACACCGGCCAGGCGCTGACCCGCTTTTTCCAGCGCAACAGCGAGAAGGCGGGCGACCTGACGCTCTACCCGCACAAGGTCGATGAATTCTGGACTTGGGTGAACAGCTGGTCGGTGTGCATCCAGCGCCCGAGCGACCTGGGCTTTTCCGACGAAGGCTATGACCTGCCGCCGATCACCGTGCGCTGGCATTGCGTGGAGGCGGACATCGCCAGCGCGGAGCCGGAAAGCAACGGCCAGGGCCGCCTGATGCGCGATACCGCCATGGGCGTCGTGCAGGCGTCGCGCGAGAAGCGGCGCACGCTGGACAGCCGGATCGGAAAGGCTGCCGAGATCGTCGCCGCGGCGCCCGACGATCATTTCATCATCTGGCATGACCTGGAGGATGAGCGCCGCGCGATCGAGGCGGCCCTTCCCGCTTGCGAGACGGTCTATGGCACGCAGAAGCTTGACGTGCGGGAGGATATTGTCGGCCGGTTCGCAGACGGCGCGCTGCCGCTGATCGGGGCCAAGCCGATCATGCTGGGCGGCGGCGTCAACCTGCAGCGCCATTGCCACCGCGCGATCTTCGCCGGGGTCGGCTTTAAGTTCCGCGATTTCATCCAGGCGATCCACCGCGTGCAGCGCTTCGGCCAGGCGCGCCCCGTCGAGATCGACATCATCCATGCCGAGACGGAAACGGAGGTCGTGCGCGAGTTGCAGGAGAAGTGGGCGCGCGATGACGAATTCCGCGCCACCATGTCCGACCTGATCCGGCGCTATGGCCTGAACCATGCCGCCGCCGCCGAGAATGTGAAGCGCTCCATCGGCGTGACGCGGCAGGAAGCGGCCGGCGACAATTGGCGGCTGGCGCATAACGACTGCGTCGCCGAAGCGCAGCGGCTGGAGGACGGGTCGCTGGACCTGATCGTCACGTCGATCCCCTTCAGCAACCATTACGAATATACGCCGAGCTATAACGATTTCGGCCACACCGACGATGACGCGCATTTCTTCGCGCAGATGGACTATCTGACGCCCGCACTGCTGCGCGCGCTCGCGCCCGGCCGGCTGGCCTGCATCCATGTGAAGGACCGGATCCTGTTCGGGTCGGTGACCGGCGAAGGCGTGCCGACGGTCAACCCGTTCCATGCCAAGTGCATCGAGCATTATATGCGCCACGGCTTCCAGTTCATGGGCATGATCACGGTCGTCACCGACGTCGTGCGCGAGAATAACCAGACCTATCGCCTGTCCTATAGCGAGATGCTGAAGGACGGCACGAAGATGGGCGTGGGCAGCCCGGAATATGTGCTGCTGATGCGCAAGCCGCAGAGCGACCGGAGCCGCGGCTATGCCGACCAGCCGGTTGCCAAGGATGCCGATGATTACAGCCTGGCGCGCTGGCAGCTGGACGCCCATGCATTCTGGCGCTCCAGCGGCGAGCGGCCGCTCACCATCCCCGAACTGTGGGAGGTCGAAGAGCGGTTCGCGCATATGGCCGTGGGCAAGCTCGCCAAGCGGTTCCGCGAGGAAAGCCGCGACTTGGTCTACAGCTTCGAGGCACACAAGGAGATTGGCGAGACAATCGAGGCGCGCGCGGGCAATGATTCTCGCGGCAAACTGCCCCGCACCTTCATGGCGCTGGACCCTGGCAGCCATCATCCCGACGTCTGGGACGATGTTGTGCGTATGCGCACGCTCAATGCCGAGCAGGTGCAGAAGGGGCGCGAAAAGCATGTCTGTCCCCTGCAGTTCGACATCGTCGACCGGCTGATCGAGCGATATTCGGCCAAGGGCGAGCTGGTCTATGACCCCTTCTGCGGCCTGGGCACTGTGCCCATGCGCGCGATCCTGCTCGGCCGGCGCGGCGCGGGCAGCGAGCTCAACCCCGACTATTGGGCGCACAGCGTCACCTATCTTCGCGAAGCCGAGGATCAGATGGCCGTCCCATCGCTCTTCGATCTTCTCGACATGGAGCAGGATGCTGGCCGGGAGAAGGCGGCATGAGGCAGGAAGAGATCACTGCGCCGTGCAAGGGCAAGCGGACGCCTCAACAGAAGCGCCGCGATGATCGGCTGACGAATGTGTTTCGTGCGCTGGAGCGTGCCGCAAATAGCGACGCGCCCTGCCCTACCAACGAAGCACTGGCCGAGACATTGGGCTATGCGAACCCTTCCAAGGCGTCCGACCTGATCGCCCTGTTGCAAACCATGGGCTTCGTGCGGGTCGAGCGTGGCAACAATCAGCGCATCGTCACCATCGTGAAGACGGGCAAGCGCACGGCTGGGCATATCGTCCGGCGGCAACGCAAGGGCGGCTGGACAGAGGATCAGGACGCGATCCTGATGGACGGCATAGCCGAAGGCCACACCTTCGCTGCCGTCGGCAAGATCCTGCACAAGAGCAAGAATGCGTGCATCGGCCGCTTCCGCACGCTCTCCGCCGCTCTGGGACATCAGGCGTCATGACCGGCCGTCGATCCATCCCCCGGCACTGCGGATCCATGCAGAAGGACATCGTCCCGCTTGCCGATACCGAGTTCCAGATGCGCAAGGCCGCCAACCGCATTGGCAGCGAAGCACTGTGCGACGCCATCGAGGATCTGATCGCCCGCACGGCCGCCCGCATCGACGTGCCGCCGCAGTGGCAGGACCGACGCCTGGCCTTCGCCCGCGCCTACCTCGGCATGGAAGTCGACATGCCGCCCAGCCAATCCCGTTCAGCCTGAAAGGACCGCCATGCCCGACACCGACACCCTTGAGCGACCCGATACGCAAGCCGCCACAGGCCTGCGCGTCGACCGCGATACGCTGCTGACCGCTGTGCGCGCCGTGCGTCAGACGGTGGAGCGGCGCAACACCATCCCCATCCTGTCCAACGTGCTGTTGCGCGTTGAAAATGGCCTGCTGACCATCTGCGCATCCGACCTGGACCACTGGTCGCGCCGGCAGATCGCCTATGAAGGCCAACCGATCGACACCACGGTCGATGCCGAGCGCCTGCTCACCGCCATCGATACGCTGCGCCCCGGCGCCATCGACATCGGTTACCTGCACGGCGCGATCACCATCAAGCAGGGTCGGTCGACCCGCAAGCTGATGACCCTGCCGTCGACGGACTTCCCGCTGCCCAGGGCGGTGGCGGACGGCACCACCTTCCCCATCGATGCCGCGCCCCTGCTGCGCGTGCTGGAAACCGCTCGCGTCTGCGTCAGCCAGGAAGAGACGCGCTATTATCTGTGCGGCGTTTTCCTGCACGTCGAGGATGGGCATCTGATCGCCGCGGCGACGGACGGACATCGCGTCGCGCAGGTGAAGCACCCCGCGCCGGCCGGCGCCGACGGCATGCCCGACAGCATCGTGGGGACGAAGGCTGTCAGCCTGATCTGCGCCATGCTGGCGGACCTGCCGGAAGGTGCGCAGGTCGAGGTGTCGATCAACGACAAGGGTTTCGCCGTGTCGGCCGGCCGGGCGTCTATCGCCGGCAAGCTGGTGGATGCGACCTACCCCGCATATCGCCGCGTGCTGCGCTTCGACCATGCCAGCTCGCTGGAAATCCAGTCGACCGAATGGGATCGCAGCATTCGGGCCGCCGGCAGCGCGTCGGATGGCAAAACCCGCGCGGTGCGGCTGGAGCTGGACGCCGACCGGTGCGAGGCGATCGGATCGGCGGCCGACGGCGGCCGCTCGGTCGAGCCGATGGATGGCAGTTACAGCGGGCCGGAAATCGTGACCGGCGTGAACCTGATCTACGCCCAGTCCATCGCGAAGGTGTTCGGCCCGACGCCCAAGCTGACGCTGGGTTTCGGCACCGCGCCCGGCGACCTCATCATGATCACCAGTGACGACCGGCCGGGCGTGATCGCCGGCGTCATGCCCATGCGCGCCTGAAGGAGGGAGCGATGACGACATATACCGTAGACGTGACCGTCGAAGAGATGCTGGCGGTGTTGAACAATGCCATCGACCGGCGCGGGCTGGAGACGTTCGCCGAGCTCAACCCGAACCTGGAACTGGAGGTCGATGCCACTATCGACGAAGACCTGTTTCACGACCGAGCGGGCGATCTGGGATACGTCCATGAGGATGACGTGATGGACGGCTATTCGCCCGAGGCGCGCGACCTGGAGGATGCCCTTCGATCGCTGATCCAGGGCGATCGCGTCACGGCCGTCACGCTGCTCCAGCGCGCCTTCAGCGAATGGCCTGACGCCATGCGGGTGGCGGAAGACGTGCTTCTCGCTCGCACTGTTCATGACCGCCGCCAGGGCGCGCTGGCGCTGGCCGCCTGACCATCAACCCACAAAAGGAAATTGACCATGTCCGAAGGAAACGTCGCCGCCGACCAGCTCCGCCAGTTCATCGAACGCGTGGAGCGCCTGGAAGAGGAAAAGAAGGGCATCTCGGAAGACATCAACGATGTCTATCTGGAGGCGAAGGCCAATGGCTATGACGGCAAGATCATGCGCCAGATCGTCCGCCTGCGGAAGATGCAGCCGCACGACCGACAGGAAATGGAGGCGATCCTCCAGACCTATCTCGCCGCGCTGGGCATGGAATAGCCCGGATGCGCGCCCGGATCATCAACGCCTGGCGCCGCCTCTTCCCTCACCCGGCCGCCGTCGCGCGCCGGGACAGGGAGCGCGCCTCGATCGAAGGCAGGCTGAAGCGCGACAGGGCCGACCGCAAGGCCGCCCTCGCGAAGTTCGGAATCACGATATGAACGAAGAGACATTCCCCTGCGAGGGCGGCTGCGGCGCGACATGCCGGCCGTTCCGCAAGCGCAAGACGCGCCTGTGCGTCGATTGCGTGCGCAAGGCGAACGGGCGCCACCCGAGCAAGATCAGGCTGACCCGCGACGCCATGAAGCGGCGCATGGCCGATCCCGCGATGAAGGCGGAGCATCTGGGCCGCGCCCATGACGGGCTGCGCAAGCGCTACGCGCAGGATCCGGAATTCGCCCAGCGCATGGCGGATAATTGCCGCAAGATCGGCCTGTCGCAGATGGGGCATGCGGCGCAGCCCAGGGGATCGGAGCCGCGCCGGCGGGCCGTCGCGTCCCGGCGCGCCACGCTGCTCGGCTGGTGCCCGCCGGACTATCTGCCCGAGTATGAGCGACTGGTCTATTCCAAGCGTCTGCGCGCGGCCGACGCCCGCGCCGCCATAGAGCGGCAGATCGCCGCCGACCTCGCCAAACTGTCGCCGCATGAGCGCCAGCTGCGCCAGATCGCCAACGGAGCCCGGCTGGTGCCGACGTTCAAGCCGCGCGCGACGGATGAGGCATTCACTCTGGGCGGCGTCGCCACGGGCATGATCTGATGGCAGCATCGTGGTTCCAGACGCCGCGCAGGCGCGCGGGCAAGAAGGCGGGCGGCGTCACGCCGGCCGGGATGCAGGAGCGCCCGGTCCAGCGCGGCGCCATCCGCCTGCTCGCCATGCATCGCATCGAGGCGGTGCATGTGCCCAACGGCACGCACCTGGCCGGCGACAAGCTGGCGCGCATCAAACAGATGGCCGCGTTGCGCAAGGATGGCCTGCGACCGGGCTTTCCCGACCTGATCCTGTTCGGGCCGCGGCCGCTGCAGATCGGCTTCGTGGAAGTGAAGCGCGAGATCGGCAACGGCTTGTCGGAGGATCAGGAGGGCTGGCGCGACGACCTGATCGCCTGGGGCTTTCCAAGGGCGATCATCCGGCAGCCGGAAGAGGCGCTGGATGTCGTGCGCGGCTGGGGGTGGGTCAGGTGAGTGTGCGCGTGATGTCGCTCGT